ATAACGATATCCATGGTGGCAAGTTCGCCTAATGACGCGTTCATAACTGGCAGTGTTTCAAGGTATCCGCCGCTAAGAGTAAAGCCGGGGTTTGTCGAGGTGTATGTACCGGGTACCGTTGGCGCAGCTGGTGAAACAATGATAGTTGCAATTTGTGTACCAACCAATGTTGACAAGGTAATCCAAGATTCGCTTGCTGCGTAGCTTGCGTACATTGTGATAGTCAGCTCGTTGTTTTGCAGGCCAGCGGTATAGACGCGGGCAGTGCCACCAAATGCAGTGGACTCTAAAGCCTCAATGGTCTGGTTAAGTTGCACGCTTGTGCACTGGTCTGACAAGTCAACAGCGCCGAAAAGCACGTTTGGATTGGAGAGATAGGTACTGGTTGCCATGGGGTTTACTCCTCGGGTGTTTCTTCTGCTTCTGTTTTAGCAGATTTTGCGGGCTTAGTGTGTGATTTCTCGACAATGAAACCGCCAGCCAAAAGGTAGGCGACGTCGTGGCCGTCTGTGTTGAAAGGTTCGCCGACGATGCCGACTCTGGGACTGTTTACTACGTACATATTTTCCTAACCGGTTTGGGCCTGCATGGCTATGGTCAAGTCGTAGGCCGGATACTCAGCACCGCCAATAATGGCGATGGTTGGGCGGCCGTCCTGCACACCAACTTTAGCGCCAATAACTTTGGCGGCAAGGTTCATAAGTGACCGTTGCGCGTCTAGGTTGTTTGGGCCAAGAGTGATGCAGCGCACCGGGAACAGCATCTTTACGATGTTAAAGTTAAACGCCTCGAATGTTGGCGCGTCAATAAATACGCATGGCGGCACGAGGTTGCGCGGGTCGTTGACCACTTGAAGCCCGCTAACCGCGCTAAGTGTTGCTACTAGGTCGTCTAGAGCCTCGTTAAAGAGGTCTGTGAAGGTCACTGGCATGCGCTAGGCCACTTGCGGTCTGTCAATGCCAAGCAGTTGTTTAATGACGCCTGAGAGGCCTGTAACGGTTACCGCGCCACCGTCGCCAAAACTGGCGAACGAGTCAATGCTGCCACGCTGTCTATATAACATTCCCCCATATTGGATAGTTCCTAAGGCTACGTCACCACTTGGGACAGTGCTTGGGCTATCTATCCAGCCGGACTCTTGACGTCGGCGAAACGCAAAAGCGTTTGCAGCTGAAGCGCACTGAGTTAAAAATGTTGTATCGGCCACTGTTGCGGTACCAATGCCTAACCAGTCTTCAATGTTCGCAGCTGTAATCCAAGTGCATGTAGGTGCATACGTAAGCGTGCCGGTGGCCGGTCCGCGCTCAACGTCTGCCGCCGTTAAGGCAAACAAGACTTGATTTTGTATCGGCAAGTCATAGTTATAAAGCAGGTCGCCGTATTCGTCTACGCCTAAGAAATAAAACTGCGGGCAAGCATAAACAGTGCGCGTACCGTTGAATGTTGCGTCAACGGCCGCGACTGTGATGCTGTCGCCGGGCTGTACCAGCGCGTTAGTGAGCAGTTGCAAAACGCCGTAGTTATCAACGATTTGCTTATGCGTAATTGAGTAAACCGCCATGGCGGTAGCCCGCCTTTCGGGTTATGCGTTTACGAGCTTGACGAACTTGGTTGCGTCTGCCATGAAGACAGCTGCGTAACCACGGAACGCAATAGTGCGGCCAAGCGTGCTTGGTACGTCCACTGAAATTGCGCCTTTCATCTGCTCGTAAAACTCGAAGCCCGCAGCTGCACCAGCGGCGTGACCAACTACACCAGAAAGTGTGCCGGTCGTGGTTCCGCCAGACATGTTCTTGTCAACCACGAGCGACAAGCCAAGTGGGTTGCCGTTCCATGAAGTAGCAGACTGTGTGCCTGCCGCGTTGTAGCCACCAAGTCCGGGTGCGCCGACAAATGGGAAAACTGGTCGGTTGTCGCCGTCTACGGCCATACCAAGTTTTGCCCATGTCACTGGTGACACGACGTAATGGGTTGGCAAGTAGTTGCTGGTGTTTGAGATTTGGTAAGCGGCACCATACACAGCCTCGACAATGTCTTTGCCTGAGAAACTGGCCAGAGTTTCGGTTTGTGTGGTTTGTGCTACCAACTGGTCTACTGCGTAGTTGTCGGTTGCTTGGCCGTAGGCGATTGCCAACTGCTCAAGAATGATGTTGATTGAAGCGGGGTCTGTCCAGTCAAGGTCTTGTTCTGAAACAGTTACGTAAGTACCAAAAGTTAGTTTGCTTACGTCGTTGTTGGCGACGGTAACAGTTGATGGGTCGAGCGTGTTGAGCTGACCGGTTGGCTGCTGTGTAACTGTTGGACGTACCGTGATTTTTGGACGGCGAAATGTTGCGCCAGCGGTCGGCATCGCTTTTGTCCCGATTGCCGAAACGAACGGCCTAATTGGGTTCAGCGAGTCGTACACACTGCCGGTGATAATTTCGGGCAGGATTCCAGCGGTGTCGGCCGTTGTAATGTCTGGCGCAGCTGCTTTAATGCGTGCGTTCATTTCAGCAAACGTGCTGCTGCCTGCTGCCATTGCTGCGATGTATTCGCTAGGTGATGGCAACTTGAATTGTGGTTTAGCAGTTGCCCACAAAGGCGCTGTAGGTGTTGATGCCTCTACTACTGGTGCTTGGTTTTCCATGACGGGTGACTCCTCTGGGGTTTCTGTAGTTTCTTCTTCGGTTTCGTTCTCGTCGGTGTCGGGTTCCGTCTCTACTGATGTTATATCAGACTGAGCAGCAATTTGGTGGATTTTCGCATCGGCAAATGCTCCTTCAGACACCATTGACAATTCTGACCACAAAGCGGCGGTGACGTGCATAACGCCGTCAACCATTGTCCACTCTGTCGGGGTCGCGCCGACGCTTACCGAGTCAAGCACGCCGTCTTGGGCAAGTGTTAATGCTTCATCGCCAGCGTTAGTGGCTGAGATACGCGCCGCAAACATTACGCCTTCTGGTGTTTCTACGCGTTCGGTAACAATGCCAATGGGCTTTGTCGAGTCGTGGTACTGCATCAGTTTTGGCGCTGGGCCGTCAACTGGCAAACTACCCGGCATAAAAAGCACGTCTAAACCCGTGCTTGTTTTTGCGGCGACGTTATATGGCGCGGCTAAACCGTAAATAGTGCGTTTAGGTGCAGAGCCTTTAGCGGCCTCGACAGTAAAAGAGCTGGGGGTAAACCTAATCATTTGCGTACCTCGGGGTTTCTATTGTTGTTTCTGTTTCTACTTGAGAGTCACCTAAATAGGACTCGCTTAGGTATTCTTCTACGTCAAACTTAACGTAAGTGCCGTGGGGCAGTACGTTGTCACTTGACAAGGTTTCTGAAATGCAGTCAATAAAGGCCTTGGCACCAAATAAGTAAAGGTCGGCGCGCGCGCCTGCGGACGTGGTGTATTGGTAACTGCCTTGGTCAATGCCAGCAAGGTAGTTGGGGATATTGGCGGCGCGGCAGAGTTCGCGGGCTTGGAAGTCGCGGGACTCGACAAGCAACATTTTGTCTGGGGTGGCTGTCGTGGCTTCGTATGTCAAGTACTCGTTTAGTGCTGCCGTTTGGTTTGTCATGCGCGCAGCGTTAAATGCTGCTGCCATGTCGGCTAGCTCTTGGCCGCTTAGAGGCTCGCCACCAACTTGACGCAATACGCCCGCCGGTATGGCCGACTCGGCATTACGTCGTGCGCTGGCCTCTAGTCGTAACGCCGTTGTAATGGCTTCGCTCGACGTGTAAAGCAAACCTTGGACGGGGCTAAGAAACTGAATTAGGTTTTCCGACTCGATAGGCAAACCCGAAAAGTAAACTTGGTTAGAAGGTCCGAACCACACCGGACCAGATTGGTCCTGTGTCGTGACCATGGCGGCCGGTAAACGCTCATAGGAACTAGGGTAACCGTCGGCGGTACGGCTTTTAATGTACCAAAATGCACGGCCGTAGAAAAAAAGGTCGTCAAATGTCCACGACAAAATAAAGTTGTTAGTTACGTTCGGGTCTATACGAGCGAGCCATGCCCGGGGGGCAAGTGGTACTTCTTCCATCTCGTCGCCGTTCCAAATGTCCCGAAACATTTCAAGTTTTAGGCAACCAATGACGCTGGCCATAAGGTCACGAGCGCGGCTAATAGTCGGGACGCGCATAGCAATTTGGCGCATTTCGCCATTGGTGTACGCATAGAAGTTGTTAATTTGGGACGCGCCAGCATTACCGCCAGAGCCATAGCCCACGGCGGCTTTAATCTCGGGGTCTACTGAAGTGCCTACTGCGGCAACTTTGTTACGTCCAAATAAAGCCATGGGTTTATTGTGCCATTCTTTTGTGCGCGAGTTGTGGATAACCTCGCAAATCCCGACGAAATGCGAGGCTGTCCACCAACGAGTGTACTACCTGCTGATAACAAGTAAAGGTTTGCCGGCGGAACTTGGGCGCGACTCTAAAGCGGCGGCCCATACCATGCACCGGGCTAACTCAATAGGTCCCGGACTGCGGGTACTGCTGAGAGCTACCGAGCCTTGGTGTTTAATCATTACGGCGCGCTCGACGTGTTCGGCAAGTAGTTTTTCGCCAGTCTGGCCGATGCGGTTTTCTACGATTAGTGACCGGACGGCAAGAGTCCATTTCAGCAACTCGCGGTAGCCAACAATGGTGCGGCGGCGCTCATGCTTGGGCGGGCAATGGGTTTCTAAGACTGGTGTTATTGCGATGCGCAGCTGCGGGTTACGTTCTACTTCGCGCTCGACACATGCCCACATTTCGGCCATGTTGTCTACGTCAAAAGCGGTAGTTATTACTGTTTTGTTTTCTACGCGCACGGCGCGCACACCCACATAACGTGCCTCGTCTATTGACTGCTCGATAGCGAGCACGCCGCCGGCTGGGACTTCGCCGGTGTAGAGGCAAGCCTCCCATAGACCGTTTTCTAACCAGCCCGAGTGTGAGCTAGTCCACAAGTTGACTGACCCGCGCAGAAACGCGTTGCGGTTTGGGGCCTTGGCTTCAGCCTCAATAACCGACATGTCGAGCGTGTACCCAAGAGCAGGGTTTGCGTAGACCCACGCCTCTGGGGTCATTGGGTCAAGATTGCTAGGCGGGCTGTACTCAGCAAAATACAACGGGCCGTGCTGGCCGGCATCTATGGCTCTTATGCCTTGCTCTCGCCAGCGAAGTAAGGCTTTTGATTCCGGCGTACCTGCTGTGCTGAACATTGCCATGAGAGGGTTTTTTCTTGCGCGCTGGGACGGCAAAAGTCCCTCATCTATTGCGGCCTCAGAAACTGACCACACTTCGTCTACACAAATGAGGTCTGCGCTGTAGCCGTGGCCGGCTTGCGGTGTAGCAGCTCTAACTAGCCAGGTGCTGCCGTCTGGCATCTCGAGGTTCATGCGTCCGTATGACCACGAAATCTTGGCATTGAACTTGGCACCAAGAA